GGGCACGTTTACACTGACGAAACAAAACAAGAATCTCTCGTTAAGTGTAAATCCTTGGATGAAGTGACTTTTCTCAAGAGGAGCTTCTACAAATGTGGCGGCACTGTGCTTGCTGCTTTGGAGAAGGACACCATATACGAAATGGTGATGTGGAAGAGGAGACAACTCACCGACAGGGACGCTATTTTGCAAACCACTCGGCACGCTGGCTTTGAAGCTTACCTTCATGGTAAGGATTTCTTTGATCACTATCAGAACGCAGTTGACACGGAGCTCACTAGGTTGGGCATGGAATCAGGAATTCTCACTTGGCGCGAATATGATATGTTCGCAAAGCACTTTCGATCTGTTTTTGCTGATGACAACGCTGTGTTGTCCAATATGTTATTTTAATTTTGTTGCACGGAGAAACTTCGGCTCTGCCGTGGACGTGCTGGTCTTTGACACAGTATGTACCTCTCCATTTATTTTATTTTTGTTTCACTTATTGTTTTATTGCATGTACGGCTTGACCATTGGCTATAATTAGTGGTAGATGTATGGTTACGGAGTTAATATGTAAATGGACCACTTTAAATTGTATTAACTAACGCTTCATCGATCTGGCTTCCTATTCAGGGTGCGTGAGCCCGGAGCAGCCCTCTATTCACGCTAGGTGGTTCGGTCCTAAGGATTGAGTCGTTCTTAAAAATGCACCTTCTGTTGCATGGACCTAAAAACCTGACTTGCTAACACTCAAAATTCTAAAACTGATCTTGACACTAGCCCCACCTTAAACAGTGAGGGTTCTACTATTGTAGTTAATGATGACAACACGGAACGCAACATTATAGATATGCACAGGGCCACTACTGATAATTTATTTGAAGTACAGGACCACAATCTTCTAGAATCTTTGAAAAGGGAAGTAGTAGTTAAAACCGGTAATTGGACTAATGACAACAATAAAATAATTTCTACATATCTTACTGAAGAACAGATGCGTGGCAATTACCAACAGCCGCGTTTGTTCTCCCTTTCTTTTCCTAATGTTTTGGCTAATCAATCTAATTTTATTAAGAATAAACTTGTTAACATAGCTTATATGAGGGCCGATGTTGTGGTGACTCTTAAAGTTCAAGCCACACCATTTGTTCAGGGATCTCTTTTTTTGTATCAAAATCCTTATGCTAGTCGCACTACTCCTACACGCAATACTCTCAATGAGCACCTTAGATCTTTAACGTCTTTCCCAGGCGTCGAGTTAAATTTGCAATCTTTAGATAGATCTGTTGTAATGCACTTGCCTTACACTTCTGAGTATCAGGTCATTAATCCTCGTTCTGATGAGGAGCTCACCTCCGTTGAATGTGTTGTTTTGATGCCGCTCACCTCGAGCGAAACTGTTGTTAAAGCTTCTTATGTTGTGCTTGCACGCCTTGTAAATATTAAATTGTATGGACACTCACCTACTAACGTTGAAGGGGACGATTTTGACGCTGGTAGAATTTTGACGCAATCCTCTCGTGGCGAGGATCTTAAAGCCACCAATAAAGGTACCATCTCTAGTGTTAGTAGCACTATTTCTAGCGTAGCTGGAGCTTTGGGTGATGTCCCAATTATTGGGTCAATAGCCAAACCTGTTAGCTGGGTGGCCAATGCTGTTTCAGGGGTTGCCTCTCTCTTTGGGTACTCCCGACCTCATAATCTCAAGTCAACTAAAACTTTTGCCAATGTACCCGGCAGATCATATACTAACGTTGAGGGACTTGATAATTCTATTGTATTGGGATGTTATGCAGATAATTCTATTGATAGCACTAAAGCCACTTATGATAATATAGATGAAATGCACATTCAGTATTTAGCAGATAGACCATATGTATTTAATCGTTATGTTTGGACAGATAAAGAAACGCACGGAAATATAATCGCTAATGTACCACTTTCACCATGTAATCCGCACACTTATGCTGTCACTCGTTTTGGGCAAGCCACTTTCTTTGGTGCGCCGATATCCCTCGCCACATCACTTTTTAAATGGTGGAGGGGGAGACCTGTTATGAAAATTGTCTTTGCTAAGACCCAATATCATCAGGGTCGTCTTTTAGTTCAGTATTTGCCGTATGGGAGGCAGCCTGCTCCCACTGAGGAGGTGCTTTCATGGATTGTTGATTTGTCTCAGGTAGGTCCTGAAGGTTTTGAGTTTGAACCACCTTTTGTAATACGCAATAAATGGTTGCGTACTATTGATGCACAAGACACTGTTAAAGGCTATGATTTTGATGCTTGTGGAGGCACTGTTGTTATTTCTGTTTTATCTAGTCTCATTAATGCTCCAACTGTTTCTGATGCTGTTCAATTTTGTCTATGGATGCATTGGAAAGATTTTCAAGTCGCTGAATTAGGGACTAATCTTAAAATTGCTTCTTCTGTTTCTTACACTTCTCAAACACCTCGTAAGCTCTGGGTCACTTCTGAGGACATAGTTACTGTTATCTCTGCAACTTATGTCATGCCTTTAGGCGTCACAGACAAACCTTTTTCTATTACTTTTACTGACGGGGAGGGAAACACCATTAAGGCTTTCGAGTGGAGTGAAGGCGAGATAACTGCTAATGTTGTACCGCCTGGCACTTACGCTGTTATAAATGGATTGGAAGGACGAACAATCGTTTGTGATGGCGCAATTGAAGTCAAAATTGGTGACACAGTTCGTGACACATATCCTGTTGAAATCTCTGATAGGATACCTTTCCTGTCACACACTAAATCTTATATTGTTCCTTTTGTCAAGGGGAGCATCACCGGAGGTGATGATGCCAAAATTATAATTGATGGTATCAAGCCTAATTCTATTCTTGAGTTTGGAAAGCGATTTTTCCACGGCTCCATTTTTGTTCCTCCTAACTTGTACACTGA